TTTTTTTTTTTTTTTTTTTTTTTTTTTTTTTTTTTTTTTTTTTTTTTTTTTTTTTTTTTTTTTTTTTTTTTTTTTTTTAAAACAAATGAACACAAACTAGGGAAAGGGAAACTAGAAACTGGCGAAAGCATCTTGGTGTATTTGATTTGTACGGAAGAGCATTCTCTGAATCGAGAAATACACGTGGTTGTTTAACCTGACCACCCAGGAAAAGGAGCAAAATCAAGGGAAAGGGAAGCCTTGATCGAAGGCAGAAAAGAGCAGATGGAGGAAAACTGAACATTTAGCGCCGGAAGTGCCTTCAGAATAGAAATCAAAACGAGGCAAGAAATCTTGATTGACGGGGCTCTTCAAATATTGAGACATGCCAGATGTGAAACGCAACTCATCACGGAGACGGGTACCAATCGGGACATTCTGAGAAGCTCCATAGAAAGCCAGACAAGAGCCAGGACGTCCACGGCCAGCAACTAGGCTCGTCGCAGGAGTCTTCGAAGCAGGGCGAACACAAGCAACGACACGCATCATACCTGTGGTACCCGGGTCAGGGATAAGCTCCAGCGTAGCTCCAGTGACACGTTGTCCAAGATAGCTGACCTGAGAAGTGACCAACACATTGGCAAAACCACGCACAATAGCAGCATGGTCAGGGAACTGCGTCGGTGAGAGCAAATCACGATTGAGAGACTTCCCAGCAGGACCACCAGTGAAATCACCGATATAGAAAGGAATGTCGAATGCGAAATTACTTGAGAGAGAAGGGACGATGGTAGGGACGAGAGAGGTCGCACTGACTCGAATTGGTTGCTCTGAGGCTTCGACATTGGGTTCTTCAACTTGCATTACGTTTCAACACCTTCAAGATCTGTGGGATCAGCGTCTTCGGCGTTAGTAACTACGGTCTCGGAATAGGTGAGTCGGGTCTCGATGAAGGGCTTGATGAGCGCGATGGGTCCTGGGAGCTCTCGGACGTCGGTCTTGAAGAGGTACTCGAGGAAAGTGGAAATGGGGACGAAGTTGATTGGCACGTGAGGACGTTCAGAAGTAGAAAGAGTATTAGTAGAGCCGAAATAGTCGACGATGGCTAAAAGGTGAGGGAGGATTTGAACGGCTTGACGGGGAGGAGTTTCAAGAAGAAATTGAACAGCAAGACAAACTTGAGTGATTTGGTCAGCGGTTGGAAGATCGGACATCAAGTTTAGAAAAATCATATAACCACCATGAAGAAACGCTTTCATAACCCCAACAGACGAGAACGTATGCTGCCGGGAACGTGACGCCAATCCATGGAATAAATGCGTTTGGTAAGCTGTGTTGGCAATTCTACAGCACAAACTGCATCTTGAGTTACACGATTTTTGGAGAAGAGGAACTCGGGAATATCACGAGCGTGAGACAAGAAAATGCGCGAACACTCGCCATGAGCAGAGACCAAATCAGGAGGCAAGCAATCATGAATGGCATCACCAAGACGGTAAGTAAAAGAGTGTTCCAAAAAGTAATTGATGAGCACTTTTGACAAGGTACCGTGACGTTGGTGATAAATGGTCTTCAGGAGGATCAAATAAGGATGACGAATGATCCCATGACATGTCAAAATCCAACCACAAAACTCAGGGAAACGTTGGAACACCGGTTTTCCGACCAAAGAGAAGTATGGGG